GCCTTGGAGGGCGCTACGGACCGTCTTGTCACTTGACTTGCCACTCTCTGCACAGAGCTCAGCTACTGAGGCCTGTACGAGCCCTCCAGGGCCCGCTAAACGGCAAAGAATGGCTAGTAGCCTGAACTGATAATCGGATATGTCGGCTGTAAAGGCCTCTGGTGGCAGCATGGGGCGAAGACTACTCGTTATCCTCAAAAGGTGAAATGTCCTTCTTGGCTATCTGATTGATGATGTGGTCCATGACAGACTCGCTGATTGACTCCATGACCGTGCTGGCAATGTAGGCAGCCATCATGTCTATGGCAACTCCCAAAGTTTTATGCATGGCATCGTGCAACTGCTCGGTGTCCATGTCGGTGAACGGGTCATCAATCTCAATCGGGTCTATGCCATCGGTGATATCCCAGACATCTAGCGCCAGGTCTTCAACGGTATGAAGGATGAGATGGTCATTGAGGCTATCTGTCCAGACGATACCAACGGCATCCTTGGACTCTAGTTGCCTTAAGACTTCCTGGATTGGCTCATCGGTGATGGAGATATCATCTGCTTGCTTGAGGATGTGCTCTAGACCTGTGGCATCCTTGAAGTACGCAGTTACTTTGACTCTGTTCTCAAGGCACTTACGGATAATTGATTGTGAGAACTCGTCGTAATTTTTCTTTACTGGAAAAATAACCTCTGGGGATTGTTCAGAGTACTTTGTGATTAACTGGTCAAGTGCTTTAGAGACATCAAGGTTCTCATCTGAGACTAGCGCTATTTTCATTTAGAACCTCGGCAAATTTCTTCGGTTGGCATTGAATACAACTGGCTTATTAAGCCACTTGCTAATAATCAAAACAATAAAAGCTGTTGCTGGAACGGCTATAATAAATGTTTTGTTAAGTGAGTAGAAGCACATGAGTGCTCCAAAACTTGCTGGTAAAGACAGCGTGTTGTAGATGACGTCTTTGTCTAGGAAAAAAGTCAATACCAAAGAAACAAATTCAATGGCAAAAGTTACTGCTATTCCTGACAGGATTACAGATATGAGTAGGTTAACCATGCGGTCATCCTACACGTCTAGGTTGGTGTACTCCAGTCCAGCTGGGGTAATGATTCTCCACCAGGTATTCATAGATACCCAATCCATCATTGTCTGAGCAAGGCGTAGGAACTTGGTATCCTTACCTGGGTAGTACAGGCTTGGGGAAGCGTTTGCTGCTCCTTCCCAAATTACACCTACAGATGCTGGCATTGACCCATCAAAGTAATCTGTAGGTACGTAAGTATCTTGTGCTTGAATCATATCAATATTAAACGAATCCCCAATGTTTGCGGTTCCAACAAATCTTACATGTGCATGATTTGGATTTGTATTGATGTCCATAAGTCCGCCAACGTAATGGCGCATCCACATTGGTCCCATCATGTGAGTATCTTGAAATGAGGTAATGAGGTTATCATCTGCATCAAATACGTCAATATACATATCCATCATAGGAATAGAATCAGAATAGGCGTACATAGAAACGTTGAAGTAAGTTCCTGGGTCAACAGGCATCGCTGATGTGTTAGACAGTTCCCACGTTGTTGCTGTTGCAGTGAACTTTCCACTATGAATACTTGGGTAACCTTCTAATGGAAAGTTAGTTGGGTCTTGCGAAAACGAAAGACCAGTCAAAGTCCAACCAGAAGAGTCCACTTCAAAAGACGGATTTTCAATGTAATTTTCTTTTGCTGGTTCTAATAGCACAGTTACTGCTCGTGCTTCGTCGTAAACTGCAGAGGTTCCTACTTGGAAACAAACCATGTCAACATAATACGTTCCAGCAGCAGACCAAGATATTTTTAATCCAGCATAACTTGCAGCTCCAATATCGGCTTCATCTGCGTTAACTGTTTGAGTTGCTATCTCCCATGTGTTGTTTGCAGATACCGAACTTCCAGGAACTGTGTATACAGCATTATCGTCTGCATCATAAAAAGTTACAGCCGGTGTAACAGAACCAGCACTTGTTGGAGACTTAAGTTTGAACGAATATGTGTAGTGATTTCCAGGAGTAATTGGCACTGCTTGCGTTACAGGAGAAGATGCTCCAAGAGTAATGTTTCCTGCGCTACTTGCAACTATTTTTAACGTGTAGACTTTATCAACACAGTTAGTGACTGACGTATCTGGGAGTAATTCGTCGGTGTAAGAAATTGTTGCGTTTGTTGCAGCCCAGTTACCTGTTGACTTATAGAAGGTAGAGTCTTGTACAGACAAAAGAAGGTTTGGAGACTCAGTAACAATTGTATTAAACCCCGTTAGTGATTCCGCATAGTTCTTTAAGCCTACTGCTGTACCTTTTTTAGAGTAAAGATATATGGCATCACGAATTAACCTACGTTGATTTACAATTGGTAGGTTTGACTCTAGCTCTCTTCCTACGCTGTATGTTTCCGCAGGAATAGTTAAGTAGTTTGATGATTCAACGCCTGTGTTTGGTACTAGTAGTTTTGTTTGAGTTAACATTTGTTCATAGGTAAATGCAAATGCATCTAAAAAGTTATACACGTCAGATTTTGCTTCGTCTGTTTTTTGTGGAACAACTCCAAATGGGCTTAGTACATCACTCACTAAAGTTCGTGGCAAAAGGTTTATCATTTTGCTCATAGCGTCTGTGTCAAAAGGCACCACATCTTGGATTTCTCCAGCTTTAACCCACACTTTTTGATTGGTGTAAAGAAAAACACGATAGTATAAATTTTTTCCTGGAACAATTGAAACAAAGTTAGAGATAGAAGTATTTTCTTCTCCATCTTTTAAAACTGTTTTAGATAGTGTTCCTGAAAGATTAGAACCATCTGAGCTGTTTACTTCGTAAACAACCACACCATCTTCTGCTGTTTCTGGAAATCCATTTTGATTTCTTACAATGCGGAAACGTGTAAATGAACCAAATGGATTTTGCCATCCAACATATGCCTCATTAAACCGAAGGACGTTAAGAGTCATCGGCTCAACAGAGTATGCAAGTTTAGGGGTATCGCCGTATCTAGCGCCCCCACCATAGATTATGTTGCCATATCTTGACACGTATTACGCTCCGATAAGTAGGAAAGGATTAATTGGTATCTCTAATGGCTGCCATGATGCGGATGAACCATCTGTAGTTAAGTATTGCCCTGCATGACTAGATTGGTTAGGGAGAAAGTTTCCGGTTGACCAAGAGTAGTCATAATCGTCTGAAGAATTTTTTACAAGGATTTGCCCTGTAGAACCTCCTGTTGGATTTTTAGCAGCATATGCAGTCGCTAAACCATACTCAATATTATTAAGACGGTCTTTAAGGGTGTTCCAAGTATAAGAGATTGGCTGTTGAACAAACGAACCAACCCATCCAGAACTTAGTGTTGGGTAAGTTCCAACTACAGTTTCAAGAGAAACAACTTCTGCACGAAGGGTATTGATGTGGGCAGCAAGAACAGAGGTGGTAAAGTCAATAACATCGGCTCCGTAAGAGACGAGGTTAGCTGGGTAGGTAGGTGAAACGTTTGCCACTAGTATGTCCTTTCAAACCTGTAGGCTTATTTTCTCTGGTTTGCCCTTCATTTACTGCCTTAACTAACTTGGGTCTATATCAGGCGTGGTCTCTAAGGTGTGAATACGGGTTTCATGGTCCTTTAACTTTGCAGCCATTGCAAGCAAAGTTGCAACTAAGTCTACTTCTTGAGTTCCATCAGACTGGTTTGCGATGATTAAGTAAGGAGTTAACCCAGTTAATGACACTGAGTTTTGAAGAGGTTTAATTAAAACTTTCTTACTCTGTTCTTGGTGTTTGCCAAACTCGCCTATCCATACAGGAAAGGAGGGGTCACCTGCTTGAAACATTACCCATACTCCCTGACCAATAGATGGGCCAGGAAGGTCTAACCCAGATGGGGTTACAGAAGAAATCCAATCAGTGCTTAAAGGCTTTTTGGTAGACCCAATTGGTGTATTAAAAAACTGCAAACTTACTTTTAAACGGTTTTGTTTTTTAGGGTCTTTATTGTCGGTAACCGTTGCTTTGTAAATTCCGTTTAAGGTCTTTATTGAGTCTGACATTAGATAGTGCCAAGTGTTATGTTCGCTTCTTGGAATCGGAAAATCTCGTTAACATCTCCTACTAACGTGTTAAGACCAGATTCTCCTTGGCGATGCAAAACAGTTACTTTTGCAATTTTGACAGAGAATAGACCATTAAGAACATATTCAATATCTTGCTGATGGATTGTTTGTGCAAAGTCGTTATTGTAATAACCAAAGTTATTTACAATAGCGGCTTTAATTTCTGCTTCAGCCTCTTGAACTGTGTACTGTGGGTTTGTTGTGTAGTTGATTGTAAGAACAACGTCTACATATGTAGGAGGTTGAATTGTTAATGATGTGCCAATCAATAGGTTTGGA